GAAGAAGACGCCGTTTATTCCGTTCTACCGTATTGAGAACAACGAGGTCAAGCTGTTCACCGACAAGGAGAGCAGCATCCGTATTGGCAACATCAAAGAGAACCCAGATTTGCAACGCATGTTGGGCGATGAGAAAACGATTTTGCCAATCCTGACCAGCGCTGTGCAGAACACGTTCATGTTGTCTCGTGCCGGTCTGAGAAACAACGCTACACATAAGACAGCCGACGCGCTGTACAAGGCGGGGTTTGCATCCAAGATCGGCAAGGGAAGCGGCCCAACCGGAACCGATGTGGTTCGTTACAAGGTTGACGGCGTCGATTACTTTGCTGTTATTGACACAGACACATTTGGCATCCCTGCACATTTGATTGTCAAAGGCATGGAAGGTATCAAAACCACCATCCCAGAGATCGTGCGCATGATGGGCATACCGGCTGACTGGGTACGTAAGTTTGTGACCCGTAGCCCTGCCTACGCTATTCGTCAGTTGATCCGTGATCCAGTTAACGCTGCAATTGTTGGTGGTGTGGATGGCGTGCCTGTGGTTAATGCTTTGAAGCAGTTGGCTAAGATGCGTGCGGGTCGCAGCCCTGCCGAAGAAGCGCTGATGCGTGGTCTGGCTATCAGTAGCAACGTCTACACTGGCGATGAGAAAGACATGCAGAAGTTCTTGCAAGACATCGGCACAGGTCGCGGTAAGTGGGACAAGATGCTGGGTATGCTGGACACTGTGGCGCTTCAGGCAGATGCGGCTACCCGCGCTACTATCTACGAAGATTCGCTGAAGAAAGGCTTTACCGAAGCGCAGGCGCAGTTCCGTGCGTTTGAGTCTCAGAACTTTAGCCGTCGTGGTTTGTCGCCAAGCATCCAGATGCTGAGCACCATGGTTCCGTTCTTTAACGCCCAGATTCAGGGCTTGGATGTCTTGTACCGTTCGTTCAAAGGCACAACACCTTTTGCAGAGCGTCTGGAGATTCAGCGCAAGATCAAGGCGCGTGGCCTTATGTTGATGGCCGGAACCTTGGCGTATGCTTTGATGATGGAAGACGATGAGGACTACCGCAAGCTGCCGCCCGAAGTTAAGTATGGCAACTGGTTTGTGCGCATTCCAAACGTCAAAGACCCGCTGAAGATTCCTATTCCTTACGAGGTGGGTATCTTGTTCAAGGCGTTGCCAGAAGCCATTTTGGACGTAGCTCGGCGCGATACCAAGGCCAAAGAAGCCATCAAAGGTTTGGGCATGTTGCTATGGCAGTCCACCCCGGGCGTTGTGCCTGTGGCTGGCAAGCCGGTCATTGAGTCGGCTATTGGCGCTACTCCATACGGACCGATTGAGTCAGCAAGGGAGAAGCAGTTGCCAGCGGCTATGCGCTACCGCGAAGAAACGACCGAAGTGGCCAAAGCTTTGGGCTCGTACACCGGTGCTGTTGGCGTGTCGCCCCTGATGATTGAGCACTTCGTGCGTAGCTACACCAGCGCTTTGGGACTGTCAGCGTTGCACATGCTAGATCCGGTCTTGCGCTCGTCGACAGAAGGCGAAAAAGCTTCTACGTCTGCAAGCAAGTTGCCGTTCATTGGCGGTTTGTTCCAGTCAACCGATGGGCGTTTCATCATCGATCGTGCGTACGACCGCATGGAAGAAGTTGTCCAAGCGCAGCAGGGCTACGAGGACTTAGCACGCCGAGGCAAGAAGGCCGAAGCCAAAGCATGGGCGCAGGAGTATGCGTCGCTGTTGGCGCAAGCCGACATGGCTGGAAACTTCAAGAAAACTATGGGGGAAATGTTCACCGATGAGCGTACGGTGCGGGCTGACTCAAGGCTGTCAACAGCCGAGAAGGACAAGCTGATCGCACGCATCAAAGCGGCGCAGAATCGAGAGGCCGAGGCTTTCTATCAGGCAACCGAAAGAAAAAGACCCCAGTAAAGCCTTCGTAGATGCCCGTCTTAGCACGGGCATCTAGTACGCGGCAAAGGACTGCCTTGCGCAGCCCTAGTTCACGGACGGCGTCCGTGTCGAGGCAGGGGATGAAGAACCCCTGCCCCCTTTCAATCGTCTCCCAAGGGAATCGGATTAAGGAGTGTTTCATCGACTTCGTCCATCTTACGTCTGACACGCATGACTGTTACGCGCATGGGAGGGCCCTTGGTCTTGGCAGTCATGTTCTTCTTCAAATACTCGATCGGGAATTGATCCTCAAGCTGGCGCTTGAATGAAGCGTAACCGAAACTTGTAGAAGCGCAATAGGACTTTAGCAGTTGCTCTTCAATGAAGTAATCCACGTAACCGGATGTCATGCCGTGCTCAACACGCCCAAGAATCTTGTTGCGCGTGATCGTCTGGTCAATGATCTGACCGCTACCGAGTTCGGCCAGCAAGCCGCCAGTGCTAGGACGCACAACGACAAAGCTGCCATAACTCTCACGGGTGTACGCGTTCAAGATGTCTTCAGCAGTGCGGACACTGTTCTTCATACTGGCACGCATAGTAGCCACAACTTTCTTAAAAGCGTTTAGCACTGGGCGCAGGGGTATCTCCACAATGCCCGCCGCTTTAAAAGCGTTGCGTGCTTGCACTGCGGTTCCGATGCCTGCCATCCAGAAGCGCTCATCGTTGGTTGCGTTGAACTCTGTGTACATGGCGGCAACCGACTCACGCACAGATGTAGGGAACTCATCAGCATGCTCCACCATGTACTCGACTAGCTTGTAGCCAGCCACGCCATAGTTGTGTTGCAGTGCCTTGATGATCTCAATCTCATGGGGTTCCCATGACAGCTCTTCTTCAAAAGTGAACTCAAGCAGACGGCGAAGCTCGCCCTCAGATGAGTGATCGCGGCCACCAGTCAGGTAGTCCACAACGTGGGTGTTAGATGACATCAAGCACACAGTCATCCATGTAGACAAGTTCAAGCGCTCTTTGTTGGAGCCGGACTCCATACGCTCCTTGCCACGACCCTCGGTCATATCCAAGAGAAACTCAGGTAACCACTCGGGGGCGGCTCTGTTCTTGGCGGTGATCTCATCCGTGATAAGCGGATGGCTGTTGAGCAAGCCTAGGCGTTGCTGCATGGCGACAGGAGAAGTGCTCTTGCCTGTGCGGTAGTGCGTTGGGTGTCCCCAAACAGAAGCTGCGGCTTCAAGAGACAAAGTCTTACCCGTCCCCGACTCCGTGGATGCACAATGGTACGTCATCCCATAGATGCCTGTAAAGCGCATGAAGGGTGCGCCAGCACCGGCAAGGATTACGGCTATGTGCCCCCACATCTTCTTGGTAATCAACAAGTTCATGAAGTCACGCCAAGCCTCAAGTGTGCCCTTGGGTTCGGTGTTCACTGTGATGTTCTCCAGCCCCGGCATAGGAACCTTGACTGGTGGTTTGCCCTTGCTAAAGATGCGTCCTGCATACACGTATGTGTTGTCGATCTGCCATCCGTAGCTGTCGGGTACTTTGATTGCTGGTTTGTTTGTACTAGCTTCTTCCACGCATGCCCTCACATATTCAAACAAGTTCTTGTCGTTGCCGTGGCCAAAAGAAGCCACGATGTTTTGACTAGCCAGCGCTTTAACTGTCTCGTCTTTGCTGACGACTGCCCTTTGCGGCATGGTCACGTTCACTGCACCATCAGGCTTGAGCGCTATCAGGTGTACTGTGTGATCCCCGTTGCTGTTGAGGATGTCAACAACAAACAGTTCGTATGGCAGGAGCATGACTTGCTTCTTAGTCTTATCCCCGTCATCGTCTTCTACTGTGCGCTCCATGAACGTGCCGCCGTTGGCTCCATAGGAGTAGCCGCGTGGTGGTGTTGGACGCATGACCTTGATGATTTCTTTCTCCGTGACAGGGCTGTCACTTGAGAGTTTCACCTCGATCTCTTTCTCCTCGACCTCGACTGCCAACTCACGACCTAAGATCAGTGGGTTGGTGATCTTGCCCCAGTGCGTACAGCTTGGGCAGATGCCGGGGTTCTCGGAGTCCATCTTGATGCAGGGGTATGGGCCTTTGATGCTCTGAAGCTTTTGGTTCATGCGCTCAGGCTCATACGGGTGCATCTTGCTCAGCCACACAGCCGCCTTGTTGCCGTCCTCACAGACCTTAGTCCATGACAACAAGCCACGCCAGATCGGCTCCATGCCTTCTTCGGTTGCGTGTTCAACGTAGTTAGCCAGTTGGCCGCACCCCCTCGAATTTTGCGTAGCCAGCCAAATTGGTTTGAACTTGGTTATGCTGTTTTCAAAGAGCTTGACACTGGTTGCAGAAGGGGCAGAAGCCGCAGAGGGACGGGTGCCAGCCAAGTCTAGCTTGGGCACAGACTGCGCCTCATAGACTGAGCCTGTGAGCTTGTCTCGGATGAGAGAAGCCAACCCCTCGAAGCTGAACACATCGCCCTCAGTCAGTATGCGCACGGGGCGCGGCGTTGCGTACTTCTTCTTGAAGTTTGTGGTATCTGGTATGCGCAAGACACGGGCGGCATCAGCCGTCACAGTCATGTCGATAGCCAAGCTTTCCTGTTTGCACAGGCGTTTAAAGTTCTCAGCCACGGGCTTCCAAGAGTCGATAGGCACGGCCTCATTGAGTGGCCAGTAACAGTGCAAACCGCCCCCAGAACCCACGACATAGGGTGTGCCTAGGGCATCCATGCCTGTCTTGCTTAGAAACGCGCTGAGCGCCTGTGCCGCATCCTTCTTCGAGGCGTAGCCATCCATGTCGATGAACAGGGACTTCACGTACCTAGCGTTAACGGCTAGCCGATTGTCCTCGTCACCAAAGGTCGCCAAGGCAAAGTAAATATCAAACTTGCTGTCATGCCATCGTTTGATGTGCGCAGGCGTAGTGTCCAGAGCCGCCGTAAAGACGTGCTCCTTCTTTGTTAGTTCTGCTACGCAATACCGACCAAATTCTGGCGGCGGCAGAACAACCGCTAAAAACTCAAGCGGAGTCATTTAAATCCTTGCGGTCAGAAGAGTTCGAGTTGGCGTGGGTCTGTGCTTACTGGGCGCTCCATGATTGGGTAGCCCGCAATGCGACTGAGCAGTTCCATCTGCCAGTTCTTTGGCAAGCCCTCGGGCTTGTGAACAAAGTCTTCAGCGAATCGAATCAACTCTTGCGTGGTGAGGGATCGAGGTTGTATTCCGTGCATATTTTTCTCCATGCCTCATCTGCTGTGCGTGAGGTCTTCATTATGTGAGTTAAGAATTCGACGCGGTCACGATAGGCCACAAACACTTCCGTGCCTGTAAACCAGTTGTAGACAGTCTGTCGAGAGACGCCAAGCGAGTAGGCAATCTTCGTGACCGGAAAGTCAAGATGGATCGCCCAACGCCCAAGCTGGTTGCCCAGAGACTTGGGTGTCTTTGCTACTTCGTCAATGATTTTTTGTGAGTACGCCATTTTTATTTGGCCATTGCCTTCATTACTTTGTCTAACACGCCCGACGCTTCTAATACTGCTAGACGCTCCAGACTGTGGACAAGCGACTCGGCTTGCTTGGCTGTTTCGGCAAAGTTGGTGTTGCCTGCCACCTTGTTGAACCTCTCAATCGCAAGACCTAGCTTTTCAGCCCCGTCACGCATCTTGCCGTTCACATCGTTCAGTTGTTTGTTGGACTCCTTTGCTTGCTCAACCAGAGCGGTAGTGCTCTTGATAAGTGCGTCTGTCAACGCATCAGCGTCTTCTTTAGTTTTTTCTAGTGCAGACATAAATTTCCCTAGTGGTTCGCGTTCGTTAAGGTATATGCCGCCGTCAGCGGCCATAGTAGTCAGATGATTGAAATCGTGCCATCCACCGGATGCGGTGGTATAGCCCTGTTGTTTAATCTGACGCAAAGCGCCAGCAGTCAAGCCTCTTGTGTTTGCAGGAAAAATGATTGCCATGATGGTAGGTGGGGGTACTAGCCGCTCGTCCGCAAGCATGTTGCACGACGTTCCCCCCGATTTAGTTACTCATCGTCCCAATCAGCAACGATGTCGGCCAGCTTGCCCTTCTTAGCTGGAACGGATTCAACCTTGGGTGCGGCCTTGCGCACTTCGGGTTCTTCTTCAGCATCGGCTTCAACGGCCTTGGCTTTCTTGGGCTTGGCGGCTTTGACTTCGGCCATAGCTTCGGCTTCGTCTTCATCAAGCAAGTCACCAATAGTCTTAGCCGCAGGACGCTTACCTTCAAGAGCCAATGGCGCAGGGGTAGCAACACCATCAGTGGCGGCAGGGGTAGAAGTCACAGCCTTCTCAGCGTCCTTGGATAGCGCTTGCTCCTGAGCAATCAAGAACTCAGAGTCAGTCAACCAACGCACAGGTGCGAAGATCAGCTTGGGAGACTCAGCCTTGGTGTCGAACTTCATTCGAGTCACAATAGCGTCCAAGTTAACTGGAGGAGTCTGCGCCGCCATGTAACGAGCATATGCCTGCAGTGGGCGCTTGTCGCCGTCTTCCTTGCCGAATATGGACGTAGCGGGCAGGGTTACCTGCAACACATCGCCTTCGGGGTTGTTAGCCAAGACCACAGCCAAGCGCTGTTGGTAACGGCATGCACGGCTTTGACCATTGCCAGACCCAGCGATGTTCTGTGGGCATGCGGCACAGCTTGAAGCTTGCTTGTTACGTACACCGGCATCAGGTTTGTCACCATCAGCAGAGGTGCAGTCAGGGGCGGCTGCAGCCGCGTCTTTGTCATACGAGCCAGCGTAGAAGATACGGCTGACCTTGGGGGCGGCTTTGACCACAATCACATCCAAGTGGCGGTCTTCGATGGATGCCACTTCCTTGCCACCAGAGAGCAAGCGGAACACGCCACCCTTGATGGAGACACGCTTCATGCCGCCGCTAGTGTTAACGCCACCGGCCAGAGCCAAAGTTGTGGCAGAAAGCTCAGCGTTCTTGGCGAAAGCTGGCACGTTTGAGGGATTGAACATTGCAATATTGCTCATTTGATTTCCGTTTAAGTTGGTTTGCGTACAGAGATGTCGAACTCAGATGTTGAGTTCAGACCGGGCGGTACGACCCCGGGGTTTTCTTCCAAGAACTGAGCCATGTTTGATTGCGCAATGCGCTTCTCAAAAAGTTCAAGCGCATGGTTGTCGATGACAAACTGCTTGAATGAGTCCCAATCCTGTGTGTAGTAGCGAGTCTTCACGGACATGACTGCCGTGCCCTCGGTAGTGCGAACTGATGTGACGCCCATCGCCTTCATCTGTTCCTTGATTGCGTTCTTAATCTCGTCCTGTTGCGCCTTGATTACTTCCGCTTGGGTGTCGTACTCTTGGGTCAGTTCGGTCATCTTTGTGCGCAACTTGCGGTAAATTTTTACCAGCTTGTCGAGCGGTACTGCTTCTTCTTCCATAGCTTCTCCTGTTATTTATTTGTCTAAGGTTGGACAGTGTACATGTAATTTCTGGTCTTGCAATCCCCTTTCAAGATTTAATTTCAGTTTCAAACATGTCGGTCAGTAGTAAGTTATCGCTAACTTTACCTTCCAGTACATGGAACATGCGCTTCTCAATCGGGCTACCCTGAATGTGAATCACAGTTACCTTGTCGGAGTCTTGCCCCTTGCGGTCAGCACGGGCACAGCACTGGATGTACTGCTCAACCGACATCAACGGCCCATAGAAGACCACAGTGTCAGCGGCAGTAAGCGTGATGCCATGAGCCGAAGCCGCAGGTTGCATCACCAAGACCCTAGGGTCTGCTTCTGTTTGGAAGCGATTGATAGTTATACCTCGCTTGCTTGGCGTTATATCTCCATGAATGCACTCATTGACAATACCCTTCTTGGTGAGGTAATTGCTGATGGTGTCGATGGTGCTACGAAACAGAGCGAAGATGATGACCTTGCGATCAGTCTCCTCCAGTATCTCCTCCAGCACCGCAAGCCTAGGCGCTGAGTCAAACTCCACAACTTCCTTGTCGTCCGTGTAAGCCGCACCACAACTGATCTGCAAGAGCTTGGATACGCCAGCGGCGGCGTTGACTGCCGTGATGGTTTCTCCTGCGGCTTGCACCAGCATGCGGTCTTTGAGCATGGTGTAATACTTGGCTTGCTGTGGAGTCAGGGCTACCTCACGCGTCATGGTAATCACTGGCGGTAAGTCAAGGCATTGTGCTTTGGTAAAGCGTATCGCCGGCTGGAGAGCCTCGTGTACTTTTTCCTTGGCATCGTACTTTGCCGCCCACTTAAAGGTTGTGATCTTGTTCATAACCTGATCGCGCCATGCCGTGAAGAACTTGGGCACACCTTCGGGGTTCACTAGCTTAGCCAAGCCATACGCATCCACAGGCGACTGCGAGGCGGGGGTGCCGGTCATCATCCACAGGTACGTGCTAGGTGTGACGATTGAGTTCAGCGACTTCCATCTGCGTGTAGTGGGTGTCTTATACGCATTGGCTTCGTCCACAATGATTAGATCAAAGCGGCCATCGTTACGCACCTCATCAGCAATCAGGTTTAACCCTTCGTAGTTCGTGATGACGATCTCGTAGTCACGCTGAATCATCTCGATACGTCGACTAGCTTGAGGGTGGTGCGCGATAACCGCAGAGCGATGTATCACGCTGTTGTTGATGTCACCCATCCATGCGCTGTGCATGATAGACAGGGGGCATAGGATGAGAACCCTACGCACCTTCTTGAGCTTCATCAAGTAGTCAGCCGCCCATAGAGCAGACAGCGTCTTGCCAGTGCCGGGTTCGGAGAACACGAATGCCCTACGATACAGCGTGAGGAACGATGCTGTCTCGATCTGGTGAGCCATGGGCGTGTAACGCCCCGGCCAGTCGTAGCGCCTAGTGATAGGCGATGGCACGTTCTTAACACCTAGGTTACGCAGCACCCGCGCTTCGTCCAAGCCCCAATACACCGCCACGTCGTAGCCACCATCCATGCGCTCGACGATCTTGTGTTTGGGAATGATCTTGTACTTGTGCGGGTTCCTTGTGCGTAAGACTATTGCTTTGTCTTCGATAATTTCCATTGCTTCTCCAAGCTATTATTTTCCGTTGTCGCTCTCGTTGGCGCGTTTGCTACGCAGGCGTGTGTTGCCTGTTACGGACTTGCCCCCTGCACGCAGAGGTTTGATGTGGTCGATGTCTTTGCCTGCTCTTTCAATGCCTTTCTTATCGTAGGCTCTACGGGCTTTCTGCCTTTCAATTTGATCGGCTGTCTCGCCTGTTTTCTTTTGCAGTTTGTATGCGTGTTTGTAGTCACGCTTGCCGTTGGTCTGTGTCATTACTTCCTCCTAGTGCTTAGGATTAAACTCGCATCCGGTGACCTGACACCATCCGCATAGTGGGGTTTGATTGGGGTTCCATACGTCTGTCTCAAAACATGACTCAAGACGTGCAGTACGCTCACGATACTTCCACCAGAAGGCTTCGGATTGATCGCGTGTCATCTGCATCTTGACCATATCATCTTTGACAATGAACAGCAACGCTGAGTTGACCTTACGGATGTGCGGGAAGTGTGCAAAGACCATAAGCGACATAAGCACAAGCTGATCCCTGTCGGGGTACTTGTTGTTGCCGGTCTTCCAATCTCCCACCCACGCCGTAAGGTTCTCATCGTTAACGATCAGGATGTCGGCAATGCCTCGAACCCAAACGTCAGCAGACTTCCAGCCCGTAGGCTTTAGGTCTGCAGTTAACGCCATCTCATGCTCAGCAAGCACTCGGCCTGATTTACTCAGCATGGCGTCCACTACAGGCAGGAACTGCGCATACTCAGGTGGTATCGGCGTCTTGTCCCTGATGTAGTCTTCGATAGCCTTATGTACCTGATTGCCGTAACGCGTGGCCTCAGTCTCTTGGAAGGGGTACTTCTTCAAGACCTTGACCTCGTGATACCTGCGTTGACAGCCTTCAAAATCTTTGAGGCTGCTGTGTGACCATGCTGGTTTTTTCATTCGAACTTCGCTGTGTTAATGGCTTCTGTTAATCGGTTGGCAAACTTGGTGACAAACGCCTCGTTGGCATTGAGCCTATGTTCGCCCATGTCTTTGAGGATTGTGTGCACTACTTCATGCCAGAACGTGTCTGTAATTTGCTCTGGCTTGAATGGCTTGCCTGTGATGTTACTCGTTCGTCCTAGTTGGATGCGTTGTTCATCGTAATGAACCCGCCCCATGTCACGCTTGTCAAGCATGGCTTCAACTACTTCGACTGAGTACCACCGCCCACCTACTCTTATTTTTGTTGGTAACTTCAATACTGCTTCTCCTGGTTAACTCTTGGCTAACCCATAACGACGGTGCGCACCACCGTCAGCGTCCAATGGAATGCCCGGCATATAGGGCGGCTCCATAGTCATCTGCGCTAAGACCCAAGCCTTAGCCTCAGACACCTCTGCGTCAGGAACCACAACGATCTGCTCGTCATGCACTGTTCCAGCCACAAAGTATCTCTTGGCAGTACGCACCATACCATCTGTCATTACGCATCTCGCTACGCCCTGCGTGACATTGTTGGTTATCTTGCCTGCATATATCTTAGTACGATCTTGGCCGTATGTCCACTCCATTTTTTCACGGTCGCTACCCTCGTCCTTGTACCGCCTGATATTGAGGTCAGGATACAACAGCTTCATGCCCGATGGAAGCTCGATTTCCCCCTTGCGGTAGGTCAGGCATTTGTGCTTGTACTCCTTGCCCTTGTACAGCGACTCGTTGATAAGCTCGGTGTTGAGGTTCCAGAAGTCCACCACGGGGGTGGCCGTAGCCCTGTACTTGTCGATGATGGCCTTGGAGGCTAGGCAGTGGATGACTAGCTCTCTGGTGGTACAGGTGTGCGGTATGGCGTTAAGCTTCTCGACGTTGACTTCCCAGTCTAGGAACTTCTCTGCGGCTTGTTGCGTGACTCCCAGTTTCTTTGCAAAGGCAAGGTCGTACCGTTGAGGCGGCGCCCCGAGGAACCCTGTAAGTAGTTGGGACGCAAAGGCAGCCCAACCGAGTCCATAGCCGCACCCAAGCAACGCGCTCTTTGCCGACTGCCTGAGATCAGGATGGGACTCTTTAGAGAGATTGGGGATGTTGAACATCTGCGCACCGAACGCGGCATAAGGGTCACCTCCAGCCCTGAATATGTCAAGCATATCTGTATAGTCAGAAAGCCACGCAAGGACTCGCGGCTCAATCTGTGACAGATCCCCCACGACGAGTTGGTGGCCAGCGGGAGCCATAATCGCTTTGCGTAGGAACGAGCCTCGCTTGAGGTTCTGCATGTTGATGGCCGAGCCACGGCTTGCTGTCCACCGGCCAGTCTGCGCCCCATAATAGGAGAGAGGTACTGGTAAGGCTCCGCGTTTACTAATGTCGAGGAATCTCTGAGCCCTTGTGCGCTCGGTGGTCGACTTAACCCTAAGACGCGCTTCACAAAGAAGGGCAACGTCCTCACGTTCACCGTTGAGTAGCGCTTGAAAGAGGGCATCATTCTTAGCAAGCGCGAGTGTTTCTTTCCCGGTAGTTTTACTGACTTTCCTTGGGGGAACCACACTGAGGGCCTCAAGTAGTGCTGCAAACTGCGGGTTCGACGCCAATGCAGTCTCATCCACGCCGAGCTTCTGTAATAGTGCTTCACGGTTTTCTTTCTCCTCTAGTATGGCATCGGTCAACATGTTGGGGTCAAGCTGTAAGCACGCACGGGTGTACATCTTCAGCGTCATGTCCACAAGTCGAAGCTCCTTCGGTGGATAGGATACAGCCAGCCTTGTGAATATTTCTTCGCACAGAAACACATCATGTTTGCAGTACTCAGCGAGTTCTCTTTCGAGCGTGGCGTCCAACTCGTGAACTCCATTAGTTGAATAAACAGCTGTTCCTTTGGCCGGTAATCTAAAGTCGATTGCAAGTTTGGCGAGGCTATTGCCAACTTCCACGCCACGTAAAGCTCTAGCCATTGATAAGGTGTCGAAGATGAAACATGGTCGGGCGTTGTATCTCCACTCCATAATTGATACATCGAACTGTGCGTTATGGGCAAGCACTGCGGTTCGTCCCCAGTCGACCCCATCAAAGTATTTACGTAGCTCAGCGTCTCCGTACCATCGAATAGGTTCATCACTTCCGTATTCATGTACGCAGGCTCCGAACGACTTGAAGTTCTCATGGCGTATGTACTCCTCTGTTGTCATCTTGCTAAGCGTGAAACCTATCTTGGTGTCCCAGTAGGTCTCGAAGTCGATCGTTAATATTCGGTCGTATGGTTTGGTCAATTGTTCTTCTCCTTGAGTTTGGCTTCAATGGCTCGGGCAAGCTCCATGTTGTTAGCCCACCCAACACGATAGATCTCGCCGATCTCTTCATTGGTCAGGTTGACCCATGTGCGCTGTGGTGGATGAAGCAATGGCTCGGTTGTAATGTGTTTACGTCCGTTAGCGTCCGTTACTATGCGTGTTGTCATGTGTTCTTCTCCTTGAGTTTGGCTTCAATGGCTCGGGTCAGATTACGCAACCACGATTCATCTTTTGTACAAGTGGTTGTTTCTTCAAGTGTTAGCATTTCCTCATCCGTCAGCCCTACCCACTCACGCTCAGGCAACGGATGCCCTGCTTGTTTGTAGGCTTCATCACGCCAACGTTGTGCTCGTTGTCTGTGGTACTCACAGTTTGGGCAGTCGGTCATGCTTGTCCCCTTGCTAGGATAGTGTCACGGTTGTCAATGCAAGCCGCCCATGCCGATTGCGCAATTGGGCTTGGTTCAAGCCCCGCATAAAAATCAGCGTGTTTCCTGCAAACTTCAGCACACGCCTCACGCTCATGCTGTGCTACTAGCTTGGCAAAGGCTTCAAGAGATTCAATGTCGCACTCCATATGGTCATACTCCAAACTGTCTCTGATGTCAGCCTGTCTAGCCATCTCAATGATTTCATCTTGTGTCATGCTTGTCCCCTGTTGCGGATTTTCTTCACGTACTCAGGCAAGAGCCACGGCTCAACCATGTCGGCAATCGCCTCACGCTCAGCCTCGACCAGCTTGTTAGCAAACGCAAACGCATCGAGCAAGTCTATTACAAGGATCGAGCGCCCTTCGCTATCTTCGTAGATCGTCTCGTGCATGTTGTGCTGCACCAGTTGTACAAATTCTTGGTAGTTCATAGCTTCTCCTTAATTAAAGTTTTCCTTGGGTGGTGCGTCGAGGACGTTTAGAAAGCCGAAAAAATCGTTTGCCGCCAACATGAGTTGCGACGCCTCCATCTCATTACAGTTAAGGGTAACGACTCCCGCTAGTTGATCTTCAGCGCGGCCAACTATGACCACGCCCTGTGCTTTACCTTCTCCGTAGCACATCACCAGTTTGTGGATCAGTAGCTTGAAGTGGGCTTGCTCTTCGTCCGACATAGCCGTCACCCTGCGGTGCAGTTCTGCCTCAGACATTGAGCCATCAAAGTCCTCGTAGTTCATTTCGTAGTCCTATTAGTAGCTGTTGTAAGTCTTCAAGGTTGTCTTCTCGTGCGATGAACACAGTACCGCCATGGTTGAGGATGGCGTTGAGTTCCCTGTCTTGAAGAGCGGTGGTCTGCCCTTTGCCGGCCTTGCACTCGATGGCGATGAAGTGTCCGTCCATGCAGCCAATGATGTCAGGTATACCCGCTCGGCCAAAACCATTAGCGGGGGGCATGAAGTGGTAGATGTCAAAGGCATCGAGCATTTTCCTTACGGCAGTTTTTACTTTTGATTCAGGTGTCGAGGCCATCGCGTCCCCCATTAGCTTCGACATACCTTGTGAGGTTAACTTCTGGGTTGCCGAAAGTTACGCCGTCATTAGCGATCTCTCTGTTGAGCAACTCGAACGCTTTCAACAACGTCCTGTACCCGTACAAATCAATCGCCTTGCTTACGTCAGGTAAGGCGGCGGCGCTGGGGTCTGAAGCCAGTATGAGGTACAAGAGCCGCAACGTAACCCAGTCTTTCTTCTTGAGTTGCTCGGTAGTAGTAATCATTACTTCTCCTGTGTTTCTATTAGCTTGGTCAGGTAGTGTTGTGCCTTCTTCAAGTCGTCAACACCGCCCTTGTCTCTCCAGCGGGACACATACTTTATTACGTTTCCTTCCAAGTAGCCAATGTTATTTGAGACGATGTAATCCCATGGCTGAATGGCTTTGTTCTTGTAGTGAGTACCCGCTACTTGCATATCGTTTGCCCCACTTGGCGTATCCAGTAGTTCCATTTGTCTAGAATAACTAGTCATTGATCTCTCTCCTTTGATTTACAAATATGGTGTCAGCAGGATTGCTTGGACGTTCAAACACTGCGTAGTAGTTCTTTGGACGAGTGCGCATGACACGGCGTAGCCAGTCAGCACCTCCCATTTCTTGGAACTTTTCCCACTCAGAGTCAGACATCCGTATATACCTTGGCGTCAGGGGCTCGGGGGGCTTGGGTCTTGGCATGCCGCAATACTCCTTTGTTTAGCTTCGATGCAATCTTGGCAGATGAATCTGCGTAAGCTGTTGGTAAACCCTGCCATCATCTTTTCTGAACCCCCTTGACGAGGTTTAGTTTTCTGGCATTTCCAACACAGTAGCCCTCGTCGGCTCGCCCATTCTCCAAAATGCTTTTGCGGGACAACTGCAAAGTTATTGCTATCCACAACACTGAACGTGCCGTTGCCTTTCATGTTTTCATCTCCCGCACATAGGTGGCAAAGCTCTGCGCCGTGTCACCAAATGGTTTCATCTTATCAAACTCACGCGCTACTTCTTCTAGCGCATCGTTGCGAATCTTGCGCGTGACTTCGTTGGTGATCTGCCCCTTAATCATCTGACGCTTGCGCCAGCCCAAGGCTTTCTCCCATACATTTAGTTGTGCTTCTGTCATGGCTTCTCCAGCATTGCGTTATAAAGTTCTTGAAGTTCTGCGATCCAGTCAGTCAGTGCATCCAACTGAACTATGCGGTGCGCAAGCACAAAGTCTTTGTTGATGTGTACAGCGCCTTCGCCGCTTTCAGCATCCCAAGTTAACTCGATCATGGTTTCTCCTTGAGTACAGTTTCAAGCGCATCAAGCGCCTTGTCCCATGTGTTGTAGTCAATGCTGTTGCCAAACGCTTTCATCACAGCACGGGCGGCTTGCTCAATCTTGCGTAGCCGTTTGACTTCTACGTCAAGCTCTGCCAGTTGTAAGTCCATCTCTCTTGTTTCTTCATCCATCTTAACCCCCGAACATTTGCTTCAAGTGAACGTACAACTCATGCGCCTGATACACAGTCATGTCCTGCAATATATCGTGTGGCGTCTTGGTGCGTATAAGGGATGTGTAGCGTTTGTTGGGTATATGCGCAGGTTCCATCGCTCTCATAGCTGCATCCAGCGCTTCTTTGCTAGGCTCGGGCATGGTTTGCAACTTCTCTCGTAGCAACGCACCGATGCCTGTTACAGCTTTCTTCTCGTACTTACGCTTAGCAAAAGGCTCTCGTGCGGGTTTGAGTCCGTTGCTTTTCAGAGGTTTCACTTTCTTGAGTGGCGCGTACTCATCTGCATCCGCATAGTACAGATCGTTGGTCATGTGCACCAGACCATTCTTACGCAGTTGCGAAATTAGCGACGAAGTTGATCCGCTGTTGTAGTCCTGATGCTCAAGCGCAGTGATGATCTCTTTACGTGTGGAGCCGGGGTTGTCTCGGATGTAGTTAAACGTGACGCGAGTGATGTTATTTTTAATTGGAAAGAGTTGCTTGGTCATGGGAATTTCCTGAGTTGGTGGCGATAAAGAAGATGACACTGGTTGGACAGAAGAAGAATGGGGAAAACTTTCCCCATCGTCGTCCCATTCTTGTAGCGTCTTGCTAAGGGCTGTCTTAAGGGCGGTTTGCATGTCAGGCATTTGAGGTTCCTCCTGTTAGTAGCATGACGATAACGATGAAAGCGATAAGTCCGAGGGACTGTATTGTGGTGAGTAGTAGATCATCCATCCCCTGCTTGTCGCCAAGCAATATGCCCTGTATCCAGTCGGATTCAGGCGTAGATTCAGGGGGTGGGGGTGCGTAGGTTAGGCCGATCTTGACCTTACCTGTATCGTAGGGTGGGTTGTTCATTATTTTCTCCTTGAGTTGATATTATTTGTCCAAGAGTAGACAGAAGTCAATAGGGTCTCCAGTATAAAAGATCCAGTATTAGTACAATTACCGATATCAAAAGTACTACTCTCTCTAGCTTTTCCCATGGTGTCATCATTCTCCGTACTCCTTATCTACATAGTATCTACATAGGCGGGATTGCCTGTTTGGTCTCGATACTCTTTGGCATCTTTCTCAGCGTCATGCTCGTTGTCAAACACACCAAGTACTGTGTGGTTGTGGTTTCTAACTACGTACTTCGCCTTGTCAATCAACTCAACGTCGTACGTCTCACCTTCCCCGACACGGGCTTTGGTAATGTCAAACTCATCGAACGCCTTGCTTGCAGCATCGGCACTGCTGTCGGCTTCGACCTCTACTGTCTGCCAGTAGGACATAACTACTTGTACTCGGTATTTCATTTACTTCTCCTTGGTTTAAAAATGTGGGGGCAAGCCCCCACTACGAATCAAGTCAACAGTGCAGGCAAGGTTGGCTTGAACGATACAGGTGTGCGTACATCCCATTGCAGGTAGTAGCACATCACCTCGGCAACGATGCCGACTGAGCCATACGACTTGGTCACTGAACTGATAAGACCAGACGCATCACCCTCCATCAGCATATCGTAGATGCCCTGCTCGGCAAAGCACAAGTCATCGCGATGTGTGTAGCTAAGAGGCGAAGGCGTGTAGCAGTGCAGTAGCGTAGTGATTGTGTACGCAGGCATCTGGTCAAGCCATACCTCAACAGTCTCTACATCAGCCTCAGTCAGCGCTACGGCAATGTCGTCAGGGGTAGGCTGAACGAAGCCATCCTCATCATCAGGAAAGTCATACGCTGTCTCGTCATAGTTGGCGCTGTGTGCGCTGACCAAGCGAGGCTTGATGCCGAAGCTAGCGTTGTAGTCATACATCTCGTCGTACTCGTCATCCATGTAGCTACCATATGAACTGGCATACTTGTACGACTTGAGCGTAGTGCTCTTGTAGCTAGGGATGAGACGCGATGGAGTCCAAGCATAGGTATTGCTGAACCACATATCGTCATGCTCGATGCCCTGCTCGAAGTTGACGTGTTGCATACGACCATC